CAAAAAGTAAAAGAATTAGTCAGCAAAATACTGAGCAGAGTAAATTAATTTCTCAACGTAAAAACAATTTACCACCTCAGAATTTTGAATCTAATGAAGATAGCCTAGATGGCTTTGATTTGGCTGAATTTGAGCCAAGGTAATGCTAAAAATGAGCGTTATTTTTTTAATTAATTTTGTAACTTAAATTATATCTAATGGAATTAAAAGTAAGAGCAGTTGAATCTGCAAAAGAAAAATCTATTCAAGAAGTCGAACAAGAGCTTCTTGACAAGCATGAAGAAAAGTTTTCTGATACTGAACCACAAAAATCAGAAACAATTCAAGAGAGTGTCGTAGAGGACACTGTTGTAGAAGACACTAAGGAAGAATCAGGGATTGAATCTGAACTTTCTGAAGAACAAGTTCTTTCATATATTGGAAAAAGATACGGTAGGGAAATTAATTCTTTAGAAGAATTAAATGCTGCAAGAGAAGAAGCTGATGAGCTTCCTGAAGATGTAGCGTCCTATTTTAAGTATAAAAAGGAAACAGGAAGAGGAATTGAAGACTATGTAAAATTACAAAGGGACTTTGATTCAATGAATCCTGATGCTTTGCTAAGAGAGTATTTGACAATTACTGAAGGCGAAGGTTTAGATGCAGAAGATATTGATTCTTTAATGGAAGAATATTCTTTTGATGAAGAACTGGATGACGAAGCGGTAATTAAAAAAGCTAAACTAGCAAAGAAAAAAGTTATTGCCAAAGCAAAAAAATTCTTTACCGAGCAAAAAGAATTATACAAGCAGCCCCTTGAGTCGAGTTCGGCTGCTAATCCTCAAGCTCAAGAAGAAATACAAGCTTATAGGCAATATTTAGAATCTGTTAAGACTCAACAAGAGGAAGCAGAAGCAAAACGAAATTGGTTTATTAAAGAAACCGATAAAGTTTTTACTGATGATTTTAAAGGTTTTAATTTCATACTTGACGACAAGACAGTAACTTTTGCGCCTGGTGATGCACAGACAATTAAGAAAACCCAAGAAACACCAATGAACTTTATTAATAAGTATCTTGATGACAAAGGGTTAATTAAAGATGCTGCTGGTTACCATAGAGCTTTAGCAATTGCGATGAATCCTGACAAGTTTGCCAAGTTCTTTTATGAGCAAGGTAAATCAAGTGCTACGGAAGATGTGATGCGTAAGACTAAAAATATAAATATGACTGAGCGCAGAGCACCTGAAGTAACTAATAAGGGAGGATTTCAAGTTAAGTCTGTAAACCCTGATTCGGGTAGAAGCTTAAAAATTAGAAGTATTAATAAAAAATAAATTTTAAAAAATGGCAGGAAGTGTTCAAGCAACCCCCGGGTTTGCTTTACAGCCAAGCGCAGAACAAGTTGCATTGGCTACCAATTACATTACAAACTTTGATTTCTTAAATCAGTATTTACCTGATACATACGAAAAGGAGTTTGAGCGATATGGAAATCGCACAGTTGCATCTTTCTTACGTCTAGTAGGAGCTGAGATGCCATCTAACTCTGACCTTATTAAATGGGCAGAGCAAGGAAGACTACACACTAAATATATCAACTGTACTTCAGCTGCAGCTGCTGCATCTGATACAGCTACTATTACTGTAAATGACGTATTAGTACCTGGTACGGGAAGTATTGCTATTCGTGTGGGACAAACCATTGTTATCTCGGCTAATGCTGGGACTGGTTTAAATAAAGGTATCGTTACAGCTGTTAACACAGGTGCTGGTACTTTTGACGTTGCTTACTATGAGGCTGGTGGTCAAGTTTTTGCTGCGGCTGCACCTTGTACTGTATTTATTTACGGTTCTGAATTTAGAAAAGGAGCAAACGGAATGTCAGGTTCTTTAGAGGCTGATGACGTTATCTTTGACAACTCTCCAATTATCATTAAAGACAAATATGCCGTTAATGGTTCTGACATGGCTCAGATTGGATGGGTTGAAGTAACTACAGAGAATGGAGCTTCTGGATACCTATGGTATTTAAAATCAGAGCACGAAACAAGACTTCGTTTTGACGACTATCTTGAGACTGCAATGATTGAAGCTGTTCCAGCTGAAGCTAATTCTGGAGCTATTGCTACTACAGGTGATGTAGGAAACAAAGGTTCTGAAGGTATTTTCTATGTTGTAGAAAATCGTGGAAACGTATGGGCAGGAGGTAACCCTTCTACTCTTGCAGACTTTGACGCTGTTATCTCTCGTTTAGATAAGCAAGGAGCTATTGAAGAAAACGTAATCTTTGTTGACAGAGATTTTGGATTCGATATCGATGATATGTTAGCTGCTCAGAACTCTTACGGAGCTGGAGGTACTTCTTATGGTTTATTTGACAATGACAAAGACATGGCATTAAACCTTGGATTTACTGGATTCCGCAGAGGATATGACTTCTACAAGTCTGATTGGAAATACTTAAATGACCCAACTATGCGTGGTGGTCTACCAACTGGTGCTGGTTCTGGCCGTGTAAACGGACTATTAGTTCCTGCTGGTTCTACTACTGTATATGACCAAATTTTAGGTAAAAATGCGAAACGTCCATTCCTTCATGTGCGTTACCGAGCTTCTGAAACAGAAGACCGTAGATACAAAACTTGGATTACTGGTTCTGCTGGTGGTGCTGCTACATCGGATTTAGATGCGATGGAAGTACACTTCTTGTCAGAAAGAGCTGTATGTACTTTAGGTGCAAACAACTTCTTCTTATTCCAAGAGTAGTATATTTATTAAGGGAGGTTTAACCGCCTCCCTTTTTTTAACTTTAATTAAATTTTATATAATGAAAAAAAATATTACAATTGTAGATAAAGTCTACAAACTTACCAGAGAAGCCGCCCCTTTATCTCTTTACATTCCTTCAAGCGGTTCAAGAAGAAAACCATTACTATGGTTTGATGAAGAAAAAGGAATTAACCGAGTTTTAAGATATTCACCCAATCAAAAGTCTCCATTTGAAGATGAGCAAGATGAAAATGTTGTTCGTGTTCCTATTGAGTTTGAAGATGGTTTCCTTAGAGTTCCTAAAACCAATCCTGTATTACAGCAGTTTTTATATTATCATCCTTTAAATGGAAAACGATTTGTTGAGGTGGATAATGAAAAAGATGCATCTAAAGAATTAGAGCGAATAAATGTAGAAGCAGACGCTCTTATAGAAGCTAGAAGTTTAACTGTAGACCAATTAGAAACTATTGGTAGAGTTATACTGGGAGCAAACGTAGAAAAGATGAGTACTTCTGAGCTAAAGAGAGATGTACTTATTTACGTTAAAAGATATCCAGAAGAATTTCTAAGACAAATTAATGACCCTCTATTAAAATTACAATCAAATGTTCAGTTGTTTTTTGATAAAGGATTACTGTCTTTTAGAAACAAACAAAAAGAAGTTTGGTTTAATACTAGTACTAACAAAACCAAGATGTTAACTGTACCATTTGGAGAAGACCCAATGTATATTGTTTCTTCATTTTTACAAAGCGATGATGGTATAGAAGCATTGAAAATGCTAGAATCCATGCTTGAAGATTAAGCGTGAGTGTTTCATATGAAGAGAGGTCAAAAATAATTGACCTCTTTTTTTTTGCTTATCTTTGTAAAAAAGAAAGCGATGATAAATTCTGTTAGAAATACAGTTCTTGCTATCCTTAATAAAAATAATTATGGCTATTTATCGCCATCTGATTTTAACCTATTTGCTAAGCAAGCACAGTTAGATATTTTTGACGAATACTTTATTGGTTACAATAATGTAATTAATAAAGAAAATGGCCGTGTGTCTGGAACAGACTACGCAAATATAAAGAGAGGATATGATGAAGTTATAAATACTTTTTCAGTTACCGCTAGTTTAGCTAAAAGCGCTGCTAATATCTATCAAGTGCCAACCACAGCGACTACCGGTTCAGAATATTATTTATTAAACAAGGTTTTAATATATAGCACAGTAACCTCTTCGGGAACTACCACAGCTACAGGAGCAGGTAATACGGCCCTTATAGACTCTAGTGCTACTTTTCAAACTGATGGAGTGGCAGCAGGAGATACTGTATCTATTGTAATTAGTGGCTCTGTAGTAACTAATTTAACAGTACAGTCTGTAACTAGTCAAACACAGCTTATTGTAAATGTGGCTTCTCTAACAGCCTCAGGGTTGTCTTATTCAATTTACAAAGCAGTTAATTTAAAAAATGAAGCAGAGTCGGTTAGCCATAGCAAGATTACAATGCTAAGCAAATCTATGTTAACTGCTCCAAACACTACTTTCCCAGCATATACTCAAGAAGGAACACTGCTTACATTGTATCCATCAACTGTTACAGAGGTGGGGAGAGTGGTTTCTCAATACATAAGATACCCAAGAGACCCCAAGTGGACATACATATCATTAAGTGGAGGCGCTCCTGTGTTTAATCAATCTCAGTCTGACTATCAAGATTTTGAACTCCCTGAGGATGATGTTAATAATTTAGTGGCTCGTATTTTACAATATGCTGGACTCTCTATAAGAGAGATACCGACTGTACAATTTGGACAGGCTTTAGAACAACAAGAAAATTTAGAACAATAAGATGGCTTATATAAATCAGAAGAAATATTATACTAACGATGGCACGAGTCCAACCAATGAGAACTGGGGTTCTTATCAATATGTAAGTCTTGAAGATATTGTAAATAATTTTCAGCTTATGTATAGCGGAAACCATTCGTTAGTTAATAACGAAGAGCGATATAAAATATTGTTTCACGCTAAACGAGCAATACAAGAATTAAACTACGATGCTTTTAAAGAAGTAAAAGCGTTAGAGTTAACAGTATATGATGACTTAAAATTTATTTTGCCTCCAGATTATGTAAACTGGATTCGCATATCTCTTTATAAAGATGGATGGATTAGACCACTGACAGAGAACATTCAGGTAAATTCAGCTACTTCTTATACTCAAAGTTCTAGTGTTCCTGATTTTACAGGGAATGATGCTACAATACAGACATCTCAACTAGATACAGATAGATTAGATGGTAATCAAAATAGTATTTATTTAAACCAGGTAAATGCTGAAGACCAAGTTCCTCAAGATACTCAAGCAAATTGGTATGCAGATTATACAATAGGAGCTCGTTATGGTTTAAATACAGAGACTGCAAACATAAATCCTACATTTAGAATAGATAAAAAAGCTGGAGTTATAAATTTTGATTCTACAATGGCTAATGAGCAATGTATCTTAGAGTACATTTCTGATGGTATGGAGAATGGAGACGACTCTAATGTTTCGGTAAATAAACTTTTTGAGGATTATGTATATGCTTATGTAGAATACGCCATCTTAAATAGTAAGTTTAATGTTCAAGAATATATTGTAAATAGAGCTAGAAGAAGAAAGACAGCTTTGTTGAGAAATGCAAAAATAAGACTAAGCAATATACATCCTGGAAGATTGTTAATGAATCTAAGAGGAGGAGACAAGTGGATTAAGTAACATGGCGAATATTCAAAGAAACTTTACTGCTGGCCGTATGAATAAAAGCCTTGATGAAAGGCTTGTACCAAATGGTGAATATGTAAACGCATTAAATATAAGGTTAGGTTCAACTGAAGAGTCTGAAGTAGGTTCTTTAGAAAACTCTAAGGGAAATACGCTTTTAACTACTTTAGCGTTTAGCGGATATCAGTTAAGCAACAGTGCTAGATGTATTGGTGCTTATCAAGATGGTGCTAATGAAACTTTATATTGGTTTATACACGACCCAGCTTTTACAGCAAGTCCAACTGCTAAGTTAGATTTAATTGTTTCTTATAATACCACAGACAACTCAACAACTTACCATGTCATAAGTACTAATGATAGTGGGAATATTAATACCACATTAAAATTTAGTCCTTATCATTTAATAACTGGAGTTAATTTAGTTGAAAATCTATTATTTTTTACAGACAATTATAATCCTCCTAGGGTTATAAACGTAAATAGAACGTATCAGTCTCCTTCAGGAGCTCCAAATTATATTGACGGATTTACCGCTGAATCTTTGTTGGTAATTAAAAAACCACCTGTTGCTGCTCCAGCAATTCAAACGTTGAATTTACCTGGGCAACAAGATGATTTTTTAGAAGATAGATTTATTTCTTTTGCTTATCGTTATAAATATGAAGATGGAGAATATTCAGCTACATCTCAATTTAGCGAAGATGCATTTATTCCATCAGCTTTTTCTTTTAGCTACAATAGCTATTTGAATGAAGGAATGAAAAATACAGTTAATGCATCTGTAATTACTTTTAATTCTGGAGGCTCTCTAGTAAAAGGAATAGAGCTTTTGTTTAAAGACTCAACAACTTCTACAATAAAATCTATTGAATATTTAGACAAAGCTAATCTAGGATATGCAGATTTTACTGATTATAATTACACTTTTAGTAATAGTAAGATATTTACTCTTCTTCCAGCGTCTGAAATTTTAAGGCTTTATGATAATGTTCCTAAAACAGCCAAAGCCCAAACTGTTATGGGCAATAGATTGGTTTATGGAAATTACAAGGAAGGGTATGATTTAGTAGATAAATTTGGAGAAGCTCTTAAACTTGAATACATAACTTCTTTACAGAGCGAACAAATATCAACCACTACTCTTTTAGATTCTAGTGGAGATGGATATTATAGTATAGGTCCAACTCCGGTTACAGTAAACAGAGCTACTTTATATATAGACCTATCTAATCCAGACGGAACTATAATGGATTTAAGTGCTGGCTCAAGTATTAGTTTAGATTTTACTATTAGTCACAGTCAGTTTACAGGAAATACACCTTCAGCTACAACTTCAAATGTTGAGTTAACATTTGATTATACACTACCAGTAGACTTTGCTAATGTGTACTCATTAGCTACTAGCACTGATTTTGTAGAAAAAGTAGGGACTGCTCTTAACATAGAGCCAATGGCTACCGCGTGTAATGGGTTTACATTGACAGACCAATTTAATTGCGCTCTTCCGTATACATTAGGAACTTACACAAAAACTGATAGTGGTATAACGGCAGGTGGAGAACCGATAGCGATAATATCATCTCCAGGCAATAACACTATTGGATTTCAGTTTGTAGCAGCGCAATATGTAGATGGCGCAAATAATGCTTATGAATTTTATGAAGTAGTTAGTGCTACTGGTTATTTAAGAAGTTCTGATACAGTTAGAAGTTTGCATAGTAATAGAGGCTATGAGCTAGGTATTGTATATATGGATGAGTTTAATCGTTCATCTACCGCATTGGTTAGTCCAAGCAATACAGTTCAAATCCCTTGTGCAAATTCTATTAATAAAAACTCAATTAGAGTAACAATACCAACTACCCAATTAGCTCCAGCTTGGGCAACTCGTTATAAGTTTGTTTTAAAACCTTCTGAAACAACTTATGAGACTATTTACTCTAATATTTATTATACCGACCCAGCTAGTAATGCAACTTACTTTTTATTAGAAGGCGAGAATGCAAACAAAGTAGAAGAAGGTGATAGATATTTTGTAAAAGCTGATAGCACAGGGCCTATTTTAAGATGTGTCCAGGCTACCGTTTTAGAGAAAGAAGCAAAATCAGAAGGATTTATTGAGCCTCTTGATGATAGTGGGAATATAATCGTTGTTCCGGCCGGAACATACATGAAAATAAACCCCAATAATTTTGCTACTGAAAGAGGGGATAATGACATTATTGCTCCAGGTTCGTTAACAGAAATTGAAGATGTTGCTGAACAGTACCCAATTTTAGCATATCCAATGAATTTGGAAGACCCTGCTAATCCTGGTCAATATTTAGATTATGACGTTCCTTCTGGTAGTAGAATTATAATGTCTATTCGGCAAGAAAGACTTGGCCCTGGAGATGGCAATGGCAAGTGTGAAAGAAGAATTAGTCAATTAGATGTTGAGCTTATATCTTCTAGAACTTATGACAATATGCAAGATTGGTGGAATGGAGACAATGTTGAAGAAGTTTTATCAAGAGCGGTTACTGAAGTTGGTGGAGATACAGGAAGTATAACGAATACATACGAATCTGCCCTTGCAACAACTAAAATAGACATATCTACTTCAGAAGGAACTAACTATTATAAGTTTTTCAGAGATGGAACTACAAATGAATTAGCTTTACTTATCACAGGAACAGTTCGATGTGGGGGAGTAGCATCAAGAGAAAAAAGACGCTCTACAGTTACTGCAGATTTTCAAATTTACAGAGCAGATAGTTTAGTTGTTTTTGAAACACAGCCTACAGAAGCGTTGCCAGATGTGTGGTATGAAAACCATTTATCATTTCCAATTGATACGGACGGAATGCATTCTGGGAATGTTCAAAACCAAACTTCTAGTCAATCTGCAATTATAGATACAGGGTTTGCAGATTGTTATGTTTTTGGAAATGGTGTTGAAAGTTACAAGATACTAGACTCTATAGCTGGTAAAACGTTAAGTATAGGTCAAAGAGTTACTTCTACTTCAAATGTAACTTACAAAGAAGCAAATCGGTTTGCTGATTTAACTTATAGTGGTGTTTATAATGACGAGACCAATGTAAATAAATTAAATGAATTTAATCTTGGGTTGGCTAATTTCAAACCACTAGAAGATTCATTTGGCACAATACAAATATTATACGGAAGACAAACAGATATTTTAGTATTACAAGAAGATAAAATATCTTATGTACTTGCTGGTAAAAATTTACTTAGTGATTCTGCTGGAGGGGGAGTTGTATCTTCTATTCCTGAAGTATTGGGTACTCAAATAGCTCGTATAGAGCAGTATGGTATCAGTGAAAACCCAGAAAGTTTTGCTGCGTGGGGAGCTAATAAATATTTTACAGACGCAAAGCGTGGAGCTGTAATAAATCTAATAGGAGGGGCGTATAATAATGAGCAGCTTCAGATTATATCAGAAGCAGGGATGCGTTCTTGGTTTAGGGATTTATTTATAGAAACATTTCAAACTAATAAGTTAGGGGGATATGACCCCTATATGAATGAATATGTTTTATCTTCAAACATTCAGCTTCCAATACCGGTTGAGGAATGTTTTGATTGTGATTTATCAAGAAACATAACCCTTCCTGTTGGAGAAACAGTAACCTACTGTGTTAATGT